TGCACACGCAAATCGCCGCATAATTCAGACCTGATTTTGGAGGTTTAGCCGTGGCCCCTCGCGGCCGACCGCCGAAGCCGATTGAGCAGCACAAGCGCACGGGCACGTTTGACGCATCGCGTCACAATCGAGGGCCTCTTGCTGCGGTGCCTGCCATTGACTCCGCGCCGCATGAGCGTCCGCCGGCCGACCTGTTTGCCGAGATCATGGCGGCCGGGTCGGCGTGGTTCGCTCAGACTGACGGCGTCCAGTTGTCCATGTTGCGGGAGTCGCTTGAGGAGCGGGCGCGCCTGGTCCCGGTGGCTGAGTCGTCAACTGAGGCCCGTAAGCAGTTGCGCGAGTTGAACCGTGAGATCGCGGACTGGCTGACGGCGCTGGGTTTCAATCCGACGGCTCGTGCCCGGCTTGGGCTGGCTGAGGTGAAGGCGGCCTCGACCATTGACCGGATGAGGGCGAAGGCGGATAAGCGCTAGGCGTCCTTCAGGTCAATGAAGACGGCGAACTCCCATTGGCCGTTTGGCTGCTGACGCCAAAGAAGTGTTCCGGTGCCATGCAGCGGTCCGCGCTGCTTTATCGCTCCGACGAACTGTGTCCAGTCGGTAGGTAGGTATCCGCAGGCTGCGCCGTCAATAACGACCATGGGCACGCCGTTGACGATGGCCGCTTGTGCGGGTCGGTATTCCTTATTGCCTACGGGCTCTTGGTTGTAGAGCCATCGGCAGGCGTCGTAGTAGATGTCCGGTCCGGTCATGCGCAGATTTGCGGTGACTCGGCCTTCGGTCATGGTTCCGTATTTGTTCCAGACTGACATTGTCCCCCCTCATTCGCTGCCGACTTTACCTTGGAGCCCCTGCGCATGGGCAAAATTAAGGGCTGGCCCCCTGCATTACTGACACCCGTCCCACCCGCTGATATCAAACGCGGGTCAGGGAAAGACGTCGTTGAGTTCATTGAGCAACTGTGCCCCCAGGTCAAGGACTCCATCGGGGGCAAGGCTGGTGAGCCGCTGCTGCTGCGGCCCTGGCAGAAGAAACTCCTAGAAGCCGTTTACGCCCGACGGCCCGATGGCCGACTGAGGCATCGAACGTCGCTGGTGATGCTGCCGCGTAAGTCGGGGAAGTCCGCGCTGGGTTCGGGCATGGCCCTGTATTCGCTCTATCTGGGTCCGCGTGGCGGCGAGGTTTATTCCTGTGCCGCTGACCGGGAGCAGGCCCGCATCGTTTTCGGGTCCGCTAAGGCCATGGTCGAGCAGTCGCCCGAACTCATGGAGTTGGCCAAGCTCTACCGGGACGCCATTGAAATTCCCTCAACTGGCTCGGTGTATCGGGTGCTTTCCTCCGAGGCGTTCACTAAGGAGGGCCTGTCCCCCACGGCCGTCTTTTACGACGAGTTGCACGCCGCCCCAAACCGCGAACTGTGGGATGTCATGTCGCTGGCCCAGGCCGCGCGCTTGGACTCCATGATCGTCGCCCTATCGACGGCTGGCGTGAAGGCTGACTCCACGGGCCAGGACTCGACTTGCTACTCGCTCTGGCAGTACGGCAAGCGGGTGGCTGCCGGCGAGGTTGACGACCCATCGTTTTTCATGGCTTGGTGGGGCGCACCGGAGTCCTCCGATCACAAGGAGCCGAAGGTTTGGCAGCAGGCCAACCCTGGCTTCGCTGACTTGCAGGACCCCGAGGACTTTGAGTCCGCCGTCAAGCGGACTCCCGAAAACGAGTTCCGCACCAAGCGCCTGAATCAGTGGGTCTCGGCCCAGCAGGCGTGGTTGCCTCACGGCGAATGGGATGCGCTGCCGCAGCTGGATTCGGTGGGCCGCGACGTCCCGGTCGTGCTGGGCTTTGACGGCTCGTTCTCCAACGACACCACCGCCATTGTCGGCGTCACGGTTGAGGAACACCCGCGCATTTGGCTGGTCGATATTTGGGAGAAGCAACCCACCGACCGCGATGACTGGCGGGTGGATATCGGTGAGGTTGAGGCGACGATCCTGCGGACGTGCGGCGAGTTCAACGTGGTCGAGGTTGCTTGTGACCCCTACCGTTGGGCGCGGTCCATGGAGGCTTTGGCCGAGGCCGGTGTTCCGGTCGTGGAGTATCCGTCGTCCAGCCCGGCTCGAATGGTTCCCTCGACGGCCAAGTTTTATGACGCGGTTACTAGCGGCGCGGTCTCGCACGACCATCATCCCGTTCTCGCCCGACATTTGGACAACTGCGTCATCAAGGTTGACGCTCGGGGCCCTCGGGTGGTCAAGGAGCATCGGGGTTCGCCGCGCAAGATTGACGCGGCGGTAGCCGCGATCATCGCCTTTGACCGGGCGACGCACGCCCGCGAGGCCGAGCCCGAGGCGGCCGTGCCCGCTTTCTTCTCAGTCTAGGAGTCGCCGTGAAGGTTGCCCTCGCCTTGCAGGTTGCCGGGTCGGCCGCTCTGATTGTGGGCTGCGCTCTGGTGGCGCCGTGGCTTGGTTTCGTTGTGGCGGGTGTCTGCGGCCTGGCCTTTGGCATAGCCCTTGAGAGGGGTCTGTAAATGCTTGGTCGCTTGTTCGCTGCGCCGCAGGTTGAGGAGCGTGACCTTTCCTACCAGCAGGTCTGGGGTTCGGGTCTTGACGTTTCGACCATGACGACGTGGTCGGGCGCCTTCGTCAATCAGGCGAACTCGTTGCAGCTCGGCGCGGTGTACGCTTGCGTTCGCCTGCTGGGCGACACGATTTCGGCCCTGCCGACCGATACGTTCGTCCGCGTCAATGGTGACCGTCAGCCGTATCGTCCTCGGCCGGCGTGGGTCACCGAGCCCGATGGGCCTGGCTCGTCGCGCATTGACTACATGCAGCAGGTCGTGACGTCCATGCTCCTGTCGCATGGCGCGGTGGTGCAGATTCTTCGGGGCGGTAACGGCGAGGTCGTGGCCCTGGTGCCGCTGGACCCGACGCGGGTAGAGGTTCGCCGTAACCCTGGCAGCCGTCAGCGCGAGTTCGTCATTGACGGCGGCTCGGCGGTTCTGCCCCAGTCGGACGTTCTCTACATCACCGAAATGCGTCGCCCTGGGCAGTTGAAGGGCGTGTCCCGCGTGGACGAGGTCAAGCAGACCCTCGGTCTGGCGAAGGCCCTGGACGAGTTCGCTGCCCGGTACTTCTCCAACGGCGCCAATACGTCGGGGATCATTGAGTTCCCTGGCAATCTCACCCAGGAGCAGGCGAAAGACTTGGTCGACGCCTTTGAGGCTGGGCACAAGGGGCTCAAGAAGGCGCACCGTCCAGGCGTGCTGGCAGGCGGCGCCAAGTTCATGAAGACTGGCTCGGATGGCGAGCAGGCGCAAATGCTTGAGTCTCGCCAGTTCGCGGTGGAGGAGATCGCGCGTATCTTCCGCGTTCCGCCTTCCATGATTGGCTTGAACACACCCGGCGCCATGTCCTACGCCAGCGTCGAACACAACGCCATCCAGTTCGTGCGGTATTCGCTGCTGCCCCTAGTCGCCAAGATTGAGGAGGCGCACTCGCGCCTGCTGCCTGGTGATGTCTTCCTCCGCATGAACATGGACGGCCTACTTCGCGGAGACTCGGCCACTCAGGCTCAGATTTTCTCCACGGCCTTGCAGGCTGGCTACATGAGCGTCAACGACATTCGCCGCATCCTCGACCTTCGTCCCGTTGAGGGCGGCGAGCAGGTGCGCGTGCCGCTCGCCAACATTGACCTCACCGCTGCTGGAATCGTGGAGCAGCGCGAGCGCGTCGAAATGGCCGCAAAACTCGTCCAGTCCGGCTACTCCCCCGAGGCAGTGCTGGCCGCCATGGGGCTGCCGTCCATGCCGCACACCGGCCTGGCGTCGAACCAGTTGCAGCCGGCCGAGAACGCCCAGGTCTAATGCCCGACGTTCCTGGCTACATGAGCGAGGCCGCCCGTAAGGGCTTGGCGTACAGGGCTGACGGCTACGGCGGCGACGGCCTCACTGACGGCACGATCCGCGAGGCACGGCAGATCGCCGACGGCACTATGAGCAACGACAAAGTCATTCGGGCGAACGCTTGGGGTGCTCGCCACGAGGTTGACCTTGACGCTCCGCAGAACTCCGACCCCGACAATGGGGACTTTCCCGGCGCTGGCGCCGTGGCTCATTACTTGTGGGGCATTGACCCCACGAACCCTGGACCGGCCCGTCGTTGGCTTGAGCGCGAGGCCGAGCGCATCCGCGAGGAAGAAGGACGCATGAGCAGCACTGACGTTGAGACCCGTCACGTCACAGTCAACGAGTGGGAGTTCCGCGACTCCGGCGATGGTATGAGCTTCGCCGGCTACGCGGCCGTCTTCAACTCGCCCAGCGAGCCCTTGCCTTTCAGGGAGGTCATCGCACCGGGGGCCTTCACCCGGTCGCTGAAGTCCCGCAATAACGTCTTCCTCTTGTGGTCGCACGACACGTCGATGCCGCTGGCCTCTACCCGGTCGAAGACGCTTCGGCTGTCGGAAGACTCCAAGGGCCTGCTGGTGGACGCTGACCTTCCCAATACCTCGCAGGGCCGGGACGCCGCTGAACTGTTGCGCGCTCAGGTCGTCGACTCCATGTCCTTCGGTTTCACGGTGCCGCCCGGTGGCGACTCGTGGTCTGAGGACGGTTCTCAGCGCGAACTGCGCCAGGTCCGTTTGCATGAGGTGAGCGTGGTTGCGTTCCCGGCGTACACCAAGACGTCGGCCAGCGTGCGGTCGATTGACGCCCTCGCCGATAAGACGGGCGCCGACGCCGACGCCCTCAACGGTGCGCTCGACGCCCTTGAGCGTGGCGAGACCTTGACCGTTGACCAGGCCGACCTGCTGTCCACGGTGGTCGCGTCGCTGGCGCCGACCCCGGAGCCCGAGCCCGCCGTCGACGACGACGTCAAGGCCAAGCTGGACATCCTGCGCACGAAACTCGACTTGCACTTCAAGTCGCTCTAATTCTTCCCGGTCTGCGGAGCCGCAGCCGGGTTTACCCGCTCCGAGGAGCCTCGGCGGGACGTCATCACCTGCGCGTCCTACTACACCCTGGAAAGGGGTGAACAACCTTGTCTCAGTACCTTCAGAAGCTCGTGGAGGACCGCCAGTCGGCCTACCATGCAGCGAAGGCCAAGATGGACGAGGTCGCCGCCGAGGGCCGTGACCTGTCCGCTGAGGAGCGCGAGTTCGTCGACCGCACGTTCGCGGAGCTCGACGCCAAGCGCGACCTCATCACCACTCTCGTTGACGCTGAGAAGCGTGAGCGCGAGATCGCCGAGGCCATGTCCGGCCTTGAGAATGTTGCCCGCCCGGTTGAGTCGCGCATGGCTGCGGAGAAGTCCGACGCCGACATTCTGCGCGAGCTGCTGACCGGCGAGCGCCGCGCCTACTCGTTCCAGTTCGAGAAGCGCGACCTGGCCAAGACCACGAGCAACGCCCCGGTCCCGACCTCGTTCTCAAACGCGGTCATCGACCAGGCACGCCTCGTCGGCCCCATGCTGGACCCGTCCGTCGTGACCGTGCTCAACACGGCCAGCGGCGAAGACCTCGTGCTGCCTTCTCTGTCGTCTTGGTCGACCGCTGGCCTTGAGGCCGAGGCTGCCACGATTGACGAGTCGGACCCGGCGTTCGCCAAGACCACGCTCAAGGCGTACAAGTACGCCTTCATCGTGCAGGTCTCGCAGGAGTTCCTTGCCGACAGCAATATCGACGTCATCGGGTTCCTCGGTCAGCAGGCTGGCAACGCGATCGGCTACGCCGTGAACACCGTGCTCACCACGGGCACGGGCACCGTTCAGCCGAACGGCATCGTTACCGCTTCGGCGGCTGGCGGCACGGGCGGCACGGGTGTCGCTGGCGCCTTCACTGCCGATGACCTCATTTCGTTGGTCTACTCGCTGGACGGGGCCGCTCGTCGGCTGCCCGGTTTCGGCGTGATGGCTAACGGCGCGAGCATTGGTGCGATGCGCAAGCTGAAGACGTCGGGCGGCGACTATGTGTTCTTGCCGACTATTCAGGCGCAGACACCTGATACCGTCCTGGGCGTTCCGCTCATTGAGAACCCCGCGATGGCGTCAACCGGCACCGCCAACAAGTCCGTCATCGCCGGGCACTTCCCGTCGTACTACGTCCGCCAGGTCGGCGGGATCGACGTGGCTCGCAGCGATGACTTCGCCTTCAACACGGGTCAGGTCACTCTCCGTTTCCAGATTCGCGTCGATGGCAACCTGCCGCAGACCAGCCACATCAAGCACTTCGTGGGTGGCGCGTCGTAACCAAGGCACCAAATCGTGGACGGTCCCGGCTTTGCGCAGGGGGCCGGGGCCGTCCACACCCTGCGCAAAGGAGATAAGGGTGGCCAATGCCACGAAAACTGCCAAGGCTCATTCACGTTCTGGGAACCCCGCTCGACGTGCCGCCGCCAGAAGCGGAGCAGCTGCTTCGCCTGGGACTGCTGCGCGAGGAATCGTCTGGGGGTCCAACGCCCCGTGGGCCTCGACAGGCTACGGCGAGCAAACCGCGCAAGTCGTCCGGCGGCTCAAGCAAGCCGGGCACCCCGTCGCCGTAGCGTCCAACTACGGCCTCGAAGCCTCCATCATGGAGTGGGAAGGCGTGCGGGTTTATCCCCGCGGCTTTGACGCCTACTCAAACGACGTCATGCCTGCTCACCTCATGCACTTCGGGCAGGAACTCGGGCACCAGCCGCTCATGATTACCCTGTTCGACTGCTGGGTGTTCCGGGGCGCCGGCTGGGACGTCATTGACCGCATCGCCTCCTGGGTGCCGATTGACCATTTCCCGGTGCCGCCTGCGGTGGCCGAGTGGCTGGTCAAGCCCAACGTCACGCCCATCGCCATGAGCAAGTTCGGGCGCGACGCCATTGAGCGCCTGGACATCGAAACGCTTTACGTTCCGCACGCGATTGACACAAAGGTGTTCAAGCCGACGGCTGAGATCGTCGGCACCGAGGGCTCGGTCCCGGCGCGGACGTGGATGGGCATCCCCGAGGATGCCTACCTCATCACCATGGTCAGCGCCAACAAGGGCGGCATCGACCGCAAGTCCTTCGCCGAGTCCTTCCTGGCCGCCGCGATGGTCATGCAGAACCACGACGACGTCTGGCTCTACCTGCACACCGAGCCCAGCCCTGCCATGACGGGTCTTGACTTGCGCGCACTACTGACGGCGACGGGTGTCCCACAGGAGCGGGTCAAGTTCGTGGACGCCTACCCGTACCGCTTGGGCGTGCCCAAGGAGGCGCTCGCGGCGATTTACACGGCCAGCGACGTCCTGTTGCAGCCCAGTCGCGGCGAGGGCTTCGGCATACCCGCTATCGAAAGCTTGGCAACGGGCACCCCGGTCGTCGTGTCCAACGCCACCGCCCAAGCCGAACTGTGCGGCGACGGCTGGCTCGTGGACGTGCAGCCTGCCTGGGACTCACCGCAGGGCGCCTGGTTCTTCAACCCCCTGGTCCCGTCGATCGTGGACTCCCTTGAGGCTGCCTACGCGCGAGGCCGAGGCCGATCGCAAAAGGCCATTGACTTTGCCGCGCAGTACGACGCCGACCGCGTATTCGACGAATACTGGCGGCCCGCCCTGGACGTGCTGCTCGCGCCATGAGGGTCGCCTGGGTCACTCACCACATTCCACGGGTGGAGGAAAGGCACGGCGCCCTGCTGCCCGGCAAATATGCCGGCGGCGCGGAGCGGAATACCGACTACATGATCCAGGCCGCACCGCCTGACGTTGAGGTTCACTACATCGAACCCGACAATTTCCAGAGCGCCGTAGACGGCTCATTTGACCGGGTAGTGGTCGGAGGCACCGACAAACTTTCCGAAGCCGCTATGAATTTCCTAGCGGCGTGCAGGCCCATCGTGTGGGTCCAGCACGCCCAGCACCGCACCCCAGCCAAGGCCAACCTGTTCCGGCAGGCATCGCGCTTCCTGACCATGTCTCGTTTGCACATGGCTTGGGAAGCCGAATGGACCGGCCGAGCCGACGACTTCGTCCACTCCCCCGTGCCGCCCGAGTGCGTGCAGCCCGCGACCAAGGAGCCCTTCGCCCTGTTCGCTGGTAGGCGCCACCCAGCCAAAGGCAAAGTCCAAGCCCGCATATGGGCCGCCCGTCACGGCGTTGCCCTGGTCGAGCTTGAGAACGCCGACCACGACGTCGTCCTCGACCACATGGCCCGAGCCCAGTATTTCGTTCACTTGCCCAAAGAACGCGACGCCTGCCCCCTGGTCGTCATCGAAGCCACCCTCGCTGGTTGCGAGATCGTCACCAACTCCCTCGTCGGGCGGCTAGAGCCCGGCGACCCCGCGCAGGTCTTGTCAGAGCAACCCAAGAAGTTCTGGCAGATCGTTGAGGAGACAGCATGAAGATCGTCGTGACCGGATCGGCCGGCACCCTGGGCGCCCCCCTGGTCGCTGAGCTGCGCGAACGTGGCCACGAAGTCTGGGGCATTGAACTTCAGCACACCGGGCAGCGGCAGACCATCCGCGCCGACGTCGCCGACTTCCGGCAGCTGCGGGCCGCCTTCGACCGCATCGGCGACTTTGACCTCGTCTATCACCTAGCCGCTGAGTTCGGAAGAATCAACGGGGAAGAATTTTACGAAGCCGTTTGGAAGACCAACGCCATCGGCACCCGCAACGTGCTTGAGCTCCAGCGTGAGCGCGGTTTCCGGCACGTTTTCGCCTCCTCCTCGGAGGTGTACGGCGAGGCTGATGCTGAGGCGATTGACGAGCGGTATCTGCTGGACAACGCCCAGCCGCGCCTGACCAACGACTACGCGATTAGCAAGCGGGTCAACGAGGAGCAGGTCAGGAATTTCGCTGATCGTTATGGCACGAAGACCATGACGCTGCGGTTCTTCAACGCCTACGGCCCCGGTGAGCGATATCACGACTATCGCTCGGTCGTCTGCCTGTTCGCTTACCGCCTGCTGACGGGTAAGCCGATCACGGTGTACGAGAACTATCACCGAGTCTTTCTCTACCAGGGCGACTTCATCGGCACCCTCGGAAATGCTGCTGACAATTTCGTGGCTGGCGAGACCGTCAATATCGGCGGCGACGAATACGTCAGCGTTGAGGACATGGCCAACATGCTCGTTGACATCACCGGCGCCCACCCGTCCCTGGTCACCCGGCTTCCCCTAGACAAGCACAACGTCACCAGCAAGCGGCCGGATATCTCCAAGGCCAAGTCTCTCTTGCACCACAACCCGCGCACCCGGCTGGCCCAAGGCTTGCCGCTCACCGTCGACTGGATGCGCAAGCACTACGAAATCGGAGGCTGACCGTGGCCATCGCCAACGGGTACGCGACCTTGAATCAGGTCAAGGCCGCTTTGCGGATTGCGGACGCCACCGACGACGCCCTGATCGAAATGGCGACCGAGTCGGCGTCCCGCCTCATTGACGCCTACTGCGGCCGAAACTTCATTAGCGCGGGCACCGCCCCGACCACCCGCTACTACTCAACTGAGAACCCCTACGTCGTCAACATTGACGACGCCCGCTCCATCTCAGTCGTCCAGACCTCCACCAGCGAGGACGGGGTCTTTGATACGACGTGGACCGTCGGCACGCCGGGCAGCGACGTGGACGCCCAGCCCGAGCCATTGAACGACTACATCGGCGGCATCACCTGGCCCTACACCCGCATCCGCGCCGTCGGCGACTACGTCTTCCCCACCGGCCCCGAAGCCGTCGTCAAGGTCACGGCCGTGTACGGCTGGCCCAGCGTCCCGACCGTCGTCGCCCAAGCGGCCGTCATCCAAGCCAGCCGCCTCTTTGCCCGCTTGCAGTCTCCACTGGGGGTCGCCGGATTCGGCGACATGGGCATCATGCGGGTCTCGTCCAAGTTGGACCCGGACGTCGCCCAGCTCATCGAGGGCTACCGCAAGGTCACCGGGGTCGCGTAGTGGCTTCCCTGACCGCGCTGCGCGCGGGGCTCGCCACCCGCCTCGCCACAATCTCCGGCCTGCGCGCCTCAGCCACGATCCCCGACAACCCGTCGCCGCCCATCGCCGTCGTCATGCCGGGCCGCATCACATACGACACCGCCTTCGGGCGTGGCTCCGACGAATACACCTTCGACGTCATGCTCATCGTCGGCCGAGTCGCCGACCGGGCCAGCCAAAACAACCTTGACGCCTACTGCGCTTCCAGTGGTAGCGCCAGCATCAAAGCCGCCATTGAGGGTGACCGCTATTTAGGCGGTTCCGCCCTAGACACCCGCGTCACCGAAATGCGAGACCAGGCACCGCTCGCCATCGGTGACGTCACGTACCTCACCGCGACATTCGCGGTGACCGTAATAGCCGCCGGCTAATTCGAAAAGGAGGGCCCCCGTGGCCAAGTTCATCGGTAAGAACCTTCGCGTGAAGGTCGGCGGCACGGAGCTGACGACCAACATCGCGTCCGTTGAGGTCACCGAGACCGTCGACGAGATTGAGACCACCGCGTTCGGTCAGGCGGCTCGCAGCCGTATTGCGGGGCTCAAGGACGCCTCGGTCACGATCTCGCTGCACCAAGATTACGACGCCTCAAGCGTCAACGCCACGCTCGCTGGCATCTTCGGTGGCACGAGCAGCGTGGTCATCCTCGCTGGCACCAGCACCAGCCAGGGCACGGCGACCTCAACCGCGCCGCTCTACACGATCCCGGTGCTGTGCTCGCAGCAGACGCCCGTGAGCGGCCAGGTCGGCGACCTCACCACATTCGACGTGACGTGGCCGGCCGTCGGCGAAATCACGAAGTCCACCACCGGCACCTTCTAAGTCAGGAGCCCACCTTGCGCATCGCCTTCACCATCACCTTCAACGACGGGTCGGCGGCCGAAGCGGTCGCCTCGGTCGCCGACCAAGTCGCCTTCGAAGACGCGAACGACCGCTCCATCGCCCGGCTCGCCGACGACTTCAGACTTACCGACGCCTGCTGGCTGGCCTGGCACGCCCAGCATCGCACGGGCAAGACTGCCCTCGACTTTGAGTCGTGGCTTGAAACCGTGGACTCGGTTGAGTTCGGGGCGGCTCCCGTCGTCCCTTTGGAGGAACCGACTCGGCCCACTGGCTGATCGTCCACCTGGCCTACGAGTACGGCCTAGCGCCTGACGTCGTGGCAGCTCAGTCCGACCGCATGTTGTTCACCATGTCGAAGTACCTGTCATGGCGCGTGAGCGAGTCAACAAAGAGGAGCTAGTCGGCATGATGATTCGCCTGACCGGCGCGGATGCTGCGTTGCGCGCGTTGCGCACTCTTGAGCCGGAAACTGCGAAGCAGGTTGGTCGGGACATCAAGAAGGCCGGTGACGGGATCGCGGCGTACATCCGCGCCAATGCTCCGAAAGGCCCGCCCATGAGCGGCTGGCGCGATACTGCGGCCACAAAGGGGCGAACTCGTGGCGGGGCTGGCTGGCCGGCCTGGGCCCCGATTGGAGCAAGTATCAGCCGTCGAGGAACCAGTGTAATTGTCACCAGCACTGGCGCGTCGGCGGCAATCTATGAATCGGCGGGCGCCAAGAACCCCAATGGCGTATCCGCACCGCACCCAGACGGGGCCCAGTTCATTAGAAACCTGAGCCGCGAGGGTGCTCTTGTGCAGTCGGGCAAGAAGAAGGGCCGTCTGGCAAGGGCTGCCATCAAGCAGTTGTACCCACAAGCACTCAAGGACGTTGAGGCGGCCTGTGACCGCGCCACGCAAGCAGTGAATAGGAGGATGCCCTAGATGGCTGGCAAAGGCATCCAAATCATTGTCGGCACCGACTACAACGACCGCGACCTCAAGCGCGCCCAAGCCGACCTCAACAGACTAAAGGCACAGGCGGCCGCAAGCCAGGGTCCTATGCGCCAACTTGGCGGTACGCTGCGCGGGTTTCTGGGACCAGCGTTTGCACTGGCGGGTGCTGCTGCCGCTGGCTTTGCCATCAAACTTGGCGTTGAGGCCGTACAAGCCGCCATTGAGGAAGAAAAGTCAGTAGCTCGCCTCAAGACGTCACTAGACAACTTAGCCCTCGGCTTTGCCATGCCGGTCGTCGAGGACTTTATTGATCGCACTCAGCGCGCGTCGGGCGTTGCAGACCAGGAACTCAGGCCAAGTCTGGCTTCCTTGGCTCAGGCCACGGGCAATCTGTACGACGCTCAAAAACTCCTCAACGTCGCCCTAGACGTCAGTGCTGGCACTGGTCGCGACCTGGGTAGCGTCACCACCGCACTTGCCAAAGCAGCCAACGGCCAGACCACATCGCTACGCCGTTTGGCTCCAAGCATTGACAGCGCCGTCCTCAAGACCGGCGACCTCACCGCCATCACCGGCGAACTAACCCGTCTATTTGGTGGTCAGGCAGAAGCGCGAGCCAACACTTTCGCCGGCACAATGGACCGCCTTTCGGTGGCAGCCGACGAGCTCATGGAGTCCTTTGGCAAAGGGTTCCTCAGTGCCTTCCAAGATGGCCTGGGCGGCGTTGACGACTTTATGATGACGCTGCAAGACCTTCAGCCGCAATTGGAGTCAATCGGTCGCACCTTTGGCAGCCTGGCGGGCGCGATCGGCAAAATGTCGGGCGCCATTGAGCTCTTTGCCAAGCTCACCAGCCTTTACGTCCAGATTCAAGTCGGACCCTTCCAGGCTTTGGCCGACGCGATTGGCATGGGTGCGGACGAGACCAACACCTTCTCGGCTGCTGGTCGACGCATGTCAGATCAACTATCTGGCACAGTGTCTTCAGGCATCCAGCAGGCAACCGACGACATGGGCAAGTTGTCGCGCGAGGCAGAGCAGACCGAGCAATACTTCAAGGGCTTGAACGACGAACTCAAGGTTTTCGCCGAGTTGACTGGCAAGCGGGACGCCGTTCGCGGGTATCAGGAAGCCTTGGACGAGTTGCGCAAGACGGTCAAGGACAACGGCAAAACATTCAAAGACACGACCAACGCGGGCCGAGACAACGCTGAAGCCCTTGACTCAATCTTTGAGGCTGCGCAAAAGGTCGCCGAAGGTCAGCAGACCGCGGCTGAAAAGATCGGAACAATGGAGCAGGCGTCGCGTGACGCCAACGAGGTGCTCAAGGGCTTGGGTATTCCGCCGGACGTCCGACTGCAACTGTTGGAGCCTTTCGACTCTTTGATTGCCAAGTTCCGCGACAACAACACGCTCGCCGCCAACCTCAAGCAGCGCATGGAAGAACTGCCCACCGGGACCAAGACGTTCACCTACAACGTGCAAATCATTGGCGCCGATAAGGCCGACCTGTATCGGGCTGGTGGCGGTGACATCGCCGGCCTGGGTTTTGGCACTCCACGCGGCTCCGACACGGTCCTGACTGGTCTCACGCCAGGCGAAATCGTTATCTCCCGGCCCATGGTGAACAAGATGGGCCGCGCCTTCTTCTCGCAGCTGAACGCTGGCATCAACCCCCTAGCCGGCATGACTCCGACCGCTGGCGGTCGAGGCGGCGGGTTCAACGTCGGCACCATCAACGTCACCGCCGCTCCCGGCGAAAAGGCCGACCAGTCCCTCCCCCGCGCCCTACGGCGCATGTCCTTCCTGGCAGGCATCTAATGTCCGAGGCGTACAAGATCGGGTCAACCGACCTCACCTCGGTCATCACCCATGTGCAGCGGATTGACGGCAACATCGCCGTCGCCCCGCAATTGCAGGACGACTACTTGGTGCCGGGCCGCACGGGCGCCATCGCCGCTACCCCCTGGAATGGGCCCCGCGTCATCACATTCGGCGGCATCGTCGCGGGCGCTACCCGAGTGGCCTACCACCAGGCGCTCAAGGACTTGGGCAAACTTGTCCTCAACGGCGGGCAGACGTTCACCCTGTCTCGGACGCTAGCCACGACCGGCACCCCCACTCACACGGCGACCGCCCGCTACCTCGGTGGACTTGAGCAGGTCGAGGCCCTGTCCAACCGGGTCGGCCGCGTCGCCTTCGACGTGCAGCTCATGGATGGGTACTTCTACGACCAGACCTACACGACGTTGGGAACGGTGACGACGACTGGCACGGTGACCGCTCTCGGCGAGGCACCCACCCAGGACATCACCGTCACCTACTCCATCGGCGCCGGCACTCAGCGCGTCACTAACGCAGCCTTTCCCGGCCTGGGCCGCCTGACCCTCGTGCCCGGCTCCAATGTCCTGACCGTCACGGGCGGCGGCAACGTCGTCCTCAGTTACAAGGCCGCCTGGCTGTGACCGGGCACCTGCGCCTGGACGTCTTTGACGCCACCAACACGACGTACCAGGGCACCCTCAGCCAAACCCTGTCCACGGAGTTCGTCGACGAATACAACGGGCCCGGCTTCGGGCAGGCCGTCGTGCCCTTGCTGTCAGCCGACGCCAACCTTCTCGTCAAAGACAATGTCGTGAGGGTCATCTACCGCGACGCCGTCCGGTACGCATGGGTGGTTGAGACCCGTGAGCGCACAATTGCCGACTCGGGCAACCGCTACACGCTCACTGTCTCTGGTCGCGGCCCGCTTGGCTGTTGGTTACAGGACGCCGTCATCTATCCGCAAGACGGGCTCGCTGACTACAACGCCCCCGACCGGCCCTTCAACTACGCGGCCCGCGACACGAACATGCGCGCCAGCGGCAACTACACCGCCGCCCTCGGCGTGCAGTGGAAGAACGACGCGACCGCTCGGGCTGGCCTGCCGGTGCGCTGGAAAGACGCCTCGGCTCAATGGATTTGGAAGACCAGCCCGTCGACCGCCGTTCAGCGCGGCACCGTCAACTGGTTCTATCGCGACTTCACCCTTGCCGCGTCCACCCGCATCAAGTTCTACGCCAGCTGCGATAACTCCATGACCGTCTACCTTGACGGCACCGAGATCATGGCCTCGGCAGACTTTGACCAAGACGCCGCCTCTTTCACCCAAATGGCCCGGTACACGGTGCGGCTGGGCATCGGCACCCACACCCTCGCCGCCAGAGTCCGCAACGGTGTCGCCTGGTCGCGGTACGACCTCGAAGTCACCGCCTCCGACGACAAGGTCTCCTGCTCAGGGCACGGCCTCGCCAACGGCACACAGGTCAAAGTCACTGCCAAGACCAACGCCGCCGGCCTCGCCAATAACACGGCCTACTACATCCGGCAGAAAACCGACAACGACTTCAAGTTGGCCACGACCAACTCTGACTCCACGATCGTCAACGTCACCAGCAACGGCCGCATCGACCTCCAGCTCGTCGCGGACAACACCGCCGGCTTCATCCTGACTGGCCTTGAGGTTGACGAGGACGGCAAGGAATCCACCGTCGTCGTGCGCACCAATACCGACTGGCAGGTGTCCAGCACTGAGCCGCAGTTCAAGCCCGCCATGATCCTGCGCGGACTCATTGAGGAAGCCGCCACCCGAGGCGTCTACCGCACCGGCGGCATCACCTTCGGCTTCACCAACTCGGCCCCTACCGCGGGCTCGTGGACGACGACGACCGACCTCACCCTCAAGGTGGGCTCTGACCTGCTCACCGTCCTTGACGACATGGTTGACCTGGGCCACGACTTTTGGTTTGATCCCAGCGCCAACCGCATCGACGCCTGGGAGTCCCGAGGCACCGACCGCACCGCCACCGTCCTACTGGACACGGGCGTCAACATCATGCGCTTCAGCAGCACGGTCGAGCGGCCCATCAAGACCGTCGCTCTCGTGCGCTCCCAGGACGGCTGGTTGCAGGCCGCCCAGGAGACTCTGCGATCGACTAATGGTCGCCGCGAGACTTTCCTTGAGTACGGGTCAACGGAGTCCGAGGACGTCGCCAAGGCCCAGGCGCTCAGGGTCTTGGCGCGCACGGGCAAGAGCCAGGTCGTCGCCAATTCGGTTGACGTTGCCGTGACCGACGGCGCCGTCCCCTACGTCAACTTCGACGTCGGGGACACGGTCTCCATCCCCGACCCGGCAGGCTCGGGCGGCCTTGGGCAAGCCCGAGTGTTGTCCATTTCGTTGAAGGAAGAGGGCGGCGGCGTGCGGTTCTCGCCCGAGCTGGAGGTCATCACTAATGCCTAGCGGAGAAATGCGCCGACCTCCGCAGCCGTGGGAATCCAAGCTTGCCAGGCTCACGTCAATCATCGGCGGCGCCGGGGTGAAGTCCAGCGGCGACGGGACCAGCGGCGTCGCCCCCACCCCCACTCCTGGCACTGGCGGCGGCACCGAACCCGCCCCCGTCCTGCCCCCACCCGGCGCGTTCATCGCCCCGTCAACCCCCACCCTGATTAGTTCCGTGCAGGGCATCAACGTGGTCTGGAACGGCCTCAATTCAGCCGGTGACCTGTGGCCCTCGGACACGTCATACGTCGAGGTCCACATGGACACGTCGGGGCCGACGTTCACGGTGGGCACCGCCACCCTCAAGGGCCGCCTGGCGCGGCCTGGCGGGCTGTCGGTTGTCGGCCTGTCACGCGGCACCACCTATTACTTCCGCCTACGCGGCGCCGACCCCGCAGGCAACGTCACCGCAGCAGGCTCGGCTGCCAGCGCGCAGCCCGGTCAGATCAACGCCCCCGACATCGCAGCCAACGCCATCACCGCCAACAGCATCGTCGCGGGCACCATCACCGGCTGGTCAATCAACGCCGCCTACCTGTCCGGGGGCACGATTTCAGGCGGACTCGTCAGCGGAGGCACGATCAGCGGTGCAGAGTTTCGCACCGGCACAAGCGGAGCCCGCGTTACCATGAACGACTCCGGTCCCGTTGGCTATGTGAACATCTACAGCGGCAACAACGCCCTTCACAGCCTCTACGGCAACCTAGGCGACCTAGTGCTGTCGCCGTCATCTCGCCTCGTTATCGGTACCGACACACAAATCCAAGGCGACCTGTCATTTGTTACGGGCGGGATCATCACAAACACCAGCATCAGCAACTCGGGCACCGCCTACGTCGGTGGCAAACTGACCGTCGGCGGTGCCATTGACGCGACTGGGAACATAGACACCGCCGGAAACCTGACGGCAGACCGAGCCATTACTGAAGCGGACAACATTGTCTTTCAGGGCTACCGCACAACGGCCACGGCGGGCGACGTCATGCTTCGCCTCAACTCCAACGTCACCACCACAAATCAAGCCAAGTTCCAAGTTGAGGCAGACGGCGACGTCCTGTCCCGCACCAACTCCTACGCCGGATATTCCGACGCCCGGCTCAAAGAGAACATCGCGCCAGCCCGCAACTACCTAGACGACTTGCGCCAGGTCGAGGTCGTCACCTATCACTGGCAAGGTTCAGACCAGAAACTTCTCGGCGTCACTGCGCAGCAAATCCAGTCAATCTTCCCCAGCATGGTCGCCGAAGATGACGACGGGACTCTCTCTGTTCGCTACTCGGTGTTCGTCCCCATGCTGCTCACCGCCGTCCAGTCGCTCGCCGACAAGGTCGACAACCTCACCGCCCGCATTGAAGCCTTGGAGGGTAACTAATGCCGCTGCCTGCCAACACGACGACCGTGGTCGTCCTCGGCACCTTCAACACTCCTGAAGGCAACCCCTCGACGGGCACCATCACCTTTACGCCCTCGGCGTGGCTGCTCAACTCGGGCGCCAATATCGCCATCCCCAACTCGGCGGTCTCCAAGACCCTCGGGACGGCGGGCAACTTCTCCGTCACCCTGCCCATCACAGACGACGCGGACCTGTCCCCCAACCCGTTCATCTACACGGTCACCGAAGTCATTGACGGGGTGTCGCAGTCGTACAACATTTCGATCCCTGGCACTGTCGCCTCGGGTGGCACCGTCTACCTCGCCGACCTAGCGCCTGTCGCCGCAGCCGGGCCCGAGTATTATTCGCTCGCTTCTTCGTTGAGCATCGGCACCGTCACGACCCTCGCGGCAGGTTCGGCCGCGACCGCCACCATCACCGGCCTCGCCCCCTCGCAGACCCTCAACCTTGGCATCCCCACAGGGCCAGCCGGGTCAGCCGCCACCGTCACCGTCGGCACCATCGGCGCCACGGCCTACCCAGGTCCGGGCACGGTCACGAACTCTGGCAGCAGCTCCGCCGCCGTCCTCAACTTCACGCTCGTCACCGGACAGCAGGGAGCCACTGGCGCGACTGGGCCGCAGGGCGCGGCAGGGTCAGCCGCAAGCGTGACCGTCGGGACAGTCGGCGCCGTCGCCTACCCCGGACCCGGCACCGTCACCAACTCGGGCAGCTCGTCGGCCGCCGTCCTTGACTTCATCCTCGTGACAGGTCAGCAGGGAGCCACGGGGCCGCAGGGTGCGACAGGATCAGCCGCCACCATCGCGGTTGGCTCGGTCACCTCCGTCCCTTACGGCGGCACCGCAGCGGTCACCAACGTCGGCAACTCAGCCGCCGGCACCTTTGACTTCGTCCTCGTCACCGGACCCCAAGGCGACCTAGCGGGACTGTCGGCTAACGACCCCATCGACTACACGTCCAACACCTTCAGCCTCATGTACGGGGCGGGGCTCGGCACCGCGTCCGGTGGCACCCTGGTCGCCGACTTCTCCGACGCGACGCCACAGGCGCTCGGCGCCGCGGGCGCAGCCGGGACATCGGTGGAATTGTCTCGGGGCGACCACGTCCACGCCCGGCCAACACCGGCCGACATCGGTGCCGTCGGCACGGCCACGGCGATCACGGCCGGCACCGGCCTCGCCGGGGGTGGCGACCTGTCGGCGTCGAGGACGCTGAACGTCGTCCTGGCCTCCACGAACCCCGCTGCCCTGGGGACGGCTGCCTCACCGGGCACGGCGACGGCCAGCGTCGCCAGGAGTGACCACGTCCACGTCCTGCCCACGGCGGCCGATATTGGGGCGATCGGTAACGCGCTCGTCACGACCAAGGGCGACCTGATCGTCAGGGACACCTCAGCCCCGGCACGCCTGGGCGTGGGGACAGACGGGCACATCCTGACCGCTGACTCTGCTCAGACCTTGGGGGTGAAGTGGGCTGCCGCCCCTGTCAGCCTGCCGACTCAGACGGGCAACGCTAACAAGTTGCTGACGACGGACGGGTCTAATGCGTCGTGGACGAATCTGCTGTCCACGATCATCCAACTGGCTCCGATTGAGCGGTTCAACGTGGTCGCCTCTGCGGCTACGGGCACCGTGAACGTGGACGTCAAGACTGCCGCTGTCTGGCATTACACGACCAACGCGACAGCGAATCACACGGTCAACTTCCGCGGGGATTCGTCCACTACCTTGTCGAGCCTGTTGGCTGTGGAGGATGCCTACACGGTGGGCTGGGTCATCAACAACGGCACGACGGCTTACTACCCGACGACGATTCAGGTGGACGGTACTGCGGTGACGCCGAAATGGCTGAACAATTCGGCACCGCCTACGGCGTCGCAGGCTAACCAGACGGCAGGCATTGACGCCTTCACGCTGACGATCATCAAGACGGCTGCGACGCCCACCTACACCGTTTTGGCCTCTTGGGCCCAGTACCGGTGATGCGCTAATGCCTATCGTCGGTCAGTTTGGTTCGCTTGCCGGGTTGGGGTCGCTGATCCTGCCGGGTGGCGCTTTTGAGTCAATCGCTACGGTGACGGTGGGCAGCGGTGGGGCATCGTCGATTGAGTTCACGTCGATACCGGGGACGTATCAGCATTTGCAGATTCGGGGCGTCTCCCGCCTCGCCGCTGGGACGCTGCCGACCGTGTGGGCACAGTTCAATGACGACACCGCCAGCAACTACGCCTGTCATACCCTGCGCGGAGACGGGTCGGCTGCAAGCGCAGACGGCAGCGCATCCCAAAGCGGCGCGTTCTCAATCTCGTCCGCTGGTGGCGGGCAGACCGCAAGCGTATTCTCCGGCTTTGTCATTGACATTCTTGATTACGCATCCACGTCCAAATACAAGACGCTGCGGTCTATGACTGGCGGTGACTTCAATGGGACGGGCTGGATTGACCTACGGTCGGCGCTTTGGATGTCAACGTCTGCTATCACCAAGATCAAGTTGTCTCACACGGGAAGCACCAACTTCTCTCAGCACACGACCGCTGCGCTCTACGGAATCAAGGCCCCGTGATGCCTGACACTAATTCGATAGTTCACGACAGGGGGTCGTCATGGCTGTGACCTACGAGCCGATTGCCTCGCAGACGTTGGGCACAGATGCCGCCACGGTCACTTGGAGTAGCATCCCGTCAGGTTTCACCGATCTCATTATGATCGGCGCGGCGCACACTAAGTTTACGTCTGCGGGTAACGCCATCCTCTGGATTCGCGTGGGAAACGGATCGGTAGACACAGGAAGCAACTATTCGTACACCTACCTAGTGGGCACTGGGTCAACTGCTTCCAGTTCTCGCGGAAGTTCTACAACGTACATTGAGGCCGCTCCTACCTACACCACGACAGCAAGCACCACTTCAACCTTCTATCCCTTCGCCTTTCATTTCATGTCCTATTCCAATACGAATGTCAATAAGACCATTCTGGCATCAGGTGACGTTTCCGCAGCACGGCTCTACAGAACCGTCGGTCTTTGGCGGTCCACATCTGCCATCACGAACATCACTATTGGCACGGATGCAACGTCGATCATGGCGGGGTCCGTTCTCAGCCTGTATGGGGTGAGGGCCGCATGATCGTAACCTGTGAATTAGGAACGGGGGGCCGCTAATGGCAAAGACCATGAAGTTGATCGGCAAAGTTACGGTGGGTAGCGGTGGCGCAGCCTACGCAGAGTTCACCTCAATCCCCGGCACCTACACCGATCTATTGGTGACGTACTCCTGCCGAGTAGATGCTGCCGGGTACAACAATCAGGCTAGTGCGGTTTCGTTCAATGGAAGCACCTCCAACCGATCCTCACGAAGACTTGAAGGTATCGGCTCATCAGCAGCGTCCAGCACTTTCGCTAGTGCCATGTATTCCGACATAACGACTGGATCGTCGGCTACCGCCAATTCATTCAACAGCGTTGAGGTCTACATTCCCAACTACGCGGGCAGCACCAATAAGTCATACTCGTCGACGCATGTGGTTGAAACGAATGACGCCACGAATAACTCCATCGGCTGTTACGCAGGGTTATGGTCTGACACTTCCGCAATCACCTCAATCCGATTTACGCCGACTTCTGGAAACTATGTCCAGCACTCGGCCTTTTTCCTCTACGGCCTCACCCGCGCCTGACCTTAGGAGAACCATGTCTGAAACACCCATCGCTATCGAGGTCAACTGCGAGACAGGCGAGGTCGTAGAGCGACCCCTGACTGCGGAGGAGATCGCGCAGCGGGAGGCCGACGCCGCCGCTGCGGCAGCAGCCGAGGCCGAGCGCATCGCAGCCGAGGAAGCCAAGGCCGCAGCCAAGGCGTCCGCTATTGCGAAACTGGCAGCCCTCGGGCTGACCGAGGAGGAGGCCGCTGCCCTCGTCGGGCAGTAGGCACTAACGGAACCATTACGGACACACCCCATAACTGAATAGGAACACCTGCGAGCCCTCGACGTTGTCGGGGGCTTTTCTATTGGGGAGACAATGTGGAGCCTTACTACATGACCAACGTCGCCACCCTTTACCGTGGCGACAGCCTCGCTGTCCTCAAAGAGCTGCCCAGCCAATCTGTCGACTGCCTGATCACTGACCCGCCGTACAGCTCGGGCGGCATGGTCCGCGGCGACCGCATGGGCAATACCAAGGCCAAGTACGTCAACAGCGACAGCGGCAGTCAAGCCCTTGAGGACTTCACAGGCGACAATCGTGACCAGCGGGCCTACGCCTACTGGTCTGCCCTGTGGATCGGAGAGGCCCTGCGGGTTCTCAAGCCGGGCGGCGTGGGGTGTGTCTTTACTGACTGGCGCCAGCTCCCTGCGACCACCGATGCTTTCCAAGCGGGCGGCTTTGTATGGCGTGGAGTTGTGCCGTGGGCTAAGACTCAATACCGCCCACAGGCGGGCCGGTTCGCTGCCCAGTGCGAGTACGTCGTATGGGGTAGCGCCGGCAGCATGGGCATCGACTACGAAGACCCCTGCCTGCCGGGCTTCTTCCAAGCCAGTCCACCGCGCGAGCGGGAGCACATAACGCAGAAGCCGCTAGACGTCATGCGGGAGCTCGTCAAGATTTGCCCACCTGGCGGCGTCATCTTGGACCCCTTTATGGGGTCAGGCTCCACGGGAGTTGCCGCACTGTCTGAGGGCCGTCACTTCATCGGCGTCGAGATGTCGGCGCACTATGCCGAGGTAGCCGAGGGCAGGATCGCCAACGTCGAGACCGGCGTCCAACGAGCCAACCCGCTTCAGGCCGCCCTGCTCTAGCTAGAGCTTGCCTAGGGCTCGCCTCACTGTCATGCGGTCGACGCCGGCCAGCTTAGCGGCCTCGACCTCGGACACGCCGGCCGCTACAGCGGCGACGAGTGCCGCGTAGCAGTCTTCCGCTGCTCGCCGCTCTGCTTCTTTGGCTTTGCGCCAGGCTTGCCCTGCTGCCAAAAGCTGATCCATGTCAGTCCACCAGTCCACCGCTGGCGCGCACGGCGGCGAGAAGCTCCGCGCGCGACTTCTTGGGCTTGATGACGTCTACGAGAGCCGCGACGGTGGCGAGATACGCGGGGCCAAACTTGCCGCCAATCCGCTTAGCGTTGGCGTAGAGCTCCGAGAACTCCTCGTCGGACATGTTGCCCTCTGACAAGGCGGCCACATGTGCCAGGGCAGCCATCCGGCCCTCGGCGGCGGCAGAATCAGCGGCGAAGCGCCGGGCGGTGGCTGCGTTGCTCTTGATGGCCTCGACTGCGGTGCTTGCGTTCATTTGGTGCCTCCCCGGTTGGCGTGTCCTTATGTAGAGCACTCTACAGGCTATGTGTAGAGGTGTCTACAGAAAACGCCACAAAGTCCGATAAAAGTTTCCCGACAATCCAAAACGGACAGACCGCCCATGTCCGGAATCAGCAAGTAACCACCGACTAGGCCCCGTCCATTGGGCGGGGCTTTGGCATGTCACTAATCCAGCAATTCCGAACACACCTCATACCCGGCCTGCCACGGGGCGCCCCTCACTAGGAGGAAGAAAGTGGACACCCCCCAGGTCGACGACCTGCTCATTTGGCTCGGCGGCGTCGCAGTAGCCCTCACCGCCATCGTCGGCGCCCTCGCCCTCGGCAAACGCCTCCTCCTGGGCCAAGTCCACAAAGACCTAGACGACGTCCGCAAAGAACTCAAACCCAACGGCGGCGCGTCAGTTCGCGACGCCATCGACCGCATCGCCGAAAAACAAACCGAAATCCAACGCGACGTCCGCGAGGTGCGCCAGCGCCTCGACGACCACATCACCTGGCATTTGGAGAGGGACTAATGGAGAACCTGCAAATCTGGCTCGCGCGATCCCCGCTGGCCTCCGCGCTCCGCGTCTTCGTCGCGGTCGTCCTGTCCATGGCGGTCGCCCAATGGGTCGCCGCCGGCAGCATCGACTTCGGGGCCTGGCAGGTGTGGGTGATCGCCGCCCTGAGCAGCTGCCTGCCCACCATCGTCCGCTGGCTGAACCCGGCCGACGTCGAGTTCGGCAAGGGCTCCGGCGTCGCCGACCCCTTCGACGTGTGGGGTGAGGAGTGACCTCCTACACGCCACAGCAACTCAAGCACAAGCTCGCCAAGGCTGGCCTCAACGTCGCCTACGCCCAGGGCTGGGACTCCCGCGAAATTGACCCCTTCGGAATCTCCCCCTACGCCGGCGTCGTCATGCACCACACCGCGAACGGTGGGGCCAAGGGCAATAACCCGTCCCTGTATTGGCAGATGCACAACGAGTACGCACCAGTCCGCGCCGCTCACGTCAACATCGGGCGCGACGGATTGGTCACGGTGATCGCGGCACGCGGCGCCTACCATGCGGGCGCCTGCACACTCCCCGGAAATGGGATGCAGGTCGGCAGTCAATGGGTGCCAGACCTACAAGGCAACCGCGCCCTCTTTGGCATTGAGATTGAGTCCAAGGGCACCGACCCCACCATTGACGCCCCGGTGACCTCGACCGATGGCTACACCCGAGCCCAGGTCCGCGCCGCCACACACCTCGCCGCCGCCATTTGCGAGCTCATGGGCGTTGACCACAAGGCCGTCATCAACCACAAAGACTGGGCACCCGGCCGCAAGAACGACACCCTGCTGGACAAGGAGTTCTGGCGTAAGCGAGTCAAGCGGCGCCTGCTGCTGAACAAAGCCAAGGCGCTCATTCCGGGCGCCTGACCCTAGGAGTTGCATGTCTTCCCTGCTGGACAACCTCGCTAGCCCTGACTACCGACCCCCGCGTGGCCCCGAGTGCGGCATGGCCCTCGTGCTCGCCGCAGTCGACGACAAAACACGCAAGACCCTCCTCGCGGCGCTAGATAACCCCTACGCCCCCAGCACCAAGATCGCCCAGGCGCTCGCTGAACTCGGCCACCGCACCAGCGTCCACGTCGTTCAGCGCCATCGGCGCGGCGAATGTAGGTGCCACGGGTGAACCTCGAAGACCTCGCAGCCGCATCCCCCGACGGCCAAGTGGCGCCCGCCTCACTCCCCAGTGGTTGGGCGCCGTCGGTCGTCTACGACCCTTCCGGTAGGGCGGAAGTGGTCACACTCGGCGTCGGCCAGCCGGGCGACGAATCGACCTGGACCGATGAGGTCCGCGCCTTGGGGGTCGATATTCCGCCCGGCTGGTCGGCCCGGCTAGTCGAGGTACGCCACGACCCAAAAGCGTGGGTACGGCATCACCAGGGCGACGACGCCACGACCGAGGCCGTCACCCGCCGGCGCTACGTCGTCGAACCCACCACCACCACCCTTGACCTAGACGAACTCGTCGCCGCCATCGGCAACAAAAGACCCAAGGCCGCGCCACCCGTCGCCCTGGGCGGATGGGGCTACATCCACTGCATCGCCGACTGGCAAGTCGGCAAGACCGCCTACGACGCGGGCACCGACCAAACCGTCCACCGCATCCTCGACAGCCTCGACGCCTCGGTGTCCCGGTTCAAGCGGGAGGCGAAGCGGCGCCCGATCGGCACCGTCGTCCTCGCCAGTCTCGGCGACCTCTGCGAAGGCGTGGCCAGCCAAAACGGCGCCGTCCTCCTGGCCTCCGACCTCACCGTCACCGAGCAGCTGCGCGTGGTCCGACGCCTCCTGCTGGAACACGTCAAAGCCTTCGCGCCCCTCGCTCAACGCATCGTCGTCCCCACCGCCCCCGGCAACCACGACGAACCCCACCGCGTTATGGGCATGAAACCCCGCGCCCACGACTCCTTCGCCGTCGAGGCATCCATGCAAGTCGCTGACGCCCTTGACCTCGCAGGCGGCTACGACCACGTCGAGTTCGTCACCCCCGACCCCGACGACCTCACCGTCACCATTGAGGCAGCCGGCACCATCATCGGCTGCGCCCACGGCCACCAATGGCGCTCCCCCGACCGCGTCCATCAGTGGTGGGCGAAGATGGGCCACGCCCGCCACCGCATCGGCCAGGCCCACCTGCTCCTCTCCGGGCACTTCCACCATTTGCGAGTCGTCGACGACTCCGGCCGCACCGCCATCACCGCCCCCACCGTCGACCCCGGCTCCCCCTGGTTCGACCAACGCAACGGCGGCGGCCCCCGCCACGGCGTCCTCACCCTGCTCACGCGCGACGGCGCCTGGACCGGATTGGAAATCCTGTGAAGCCCATTGACCCGTCGCTCGCAGCCGAAGCCGTGCAGCTCGTCGGCGGTGACCGCAACCGCGCCTACGCCCACCCCAAAGTCAACTTCCAACGCATCGCCGACCTGTGGTCCCCCATCCTGGGCTGCCTCGTCAGCCCCGCCCAGGTCGCCCTCTGCATGATCCAAGTGAAAGTCAGCCGCGAGATAAACCTGCACAAGCGGGACAACCTCGTCGACCTCATCGGCTACGCCCTCACCCTTGACGCCGTGCAGGAGGACTCGTGAGCAAGCCCGTCAACCTTTGGCTCTCGCTGCGCTTCGGCCAGCTCGAAGTAAATATGTCCACCGACGACCTCAGCCACTACGCCCCCGACGTCGCCGCCGACATGACCGTCCACCTCATCCGCGCCTTCTCCGAAGGCATCGCCGAACTGCGCGGCCACGGCGTCATCGGCATCCCCCCCGACGACGATGACGACACCGAGGACCCCCCAGAGGACGACGACTCCGACGACGACGGCTAAAAACGGCCCCAGCAGGGCACAAAAGAGCGGCCCCCCGATCCCCACAAGGGAAAGGGGGGCCGCCTTGCTTTGTCACACGGCCCAGGCACCCACCGCGCGATGAAGGTCATCGTCGTCGACCATCGTGTAAATCTGGGTCGTTGCCACCGACGAGTGCCCTAATAGTTGCTGCACCGCCCGAATATCGTGGCTTGCCCGGTAGACGTGCCCCGCGTAGTAGTGCCTGAGCGAGTGCGCCGACCACTTATCCGGCAGCGCCCGAGCAATACGACGCCCCATCGCGTCTGGCGTCACGGGTGACCAGCCGTCCGCGCCACGAAAGACGTAGCCCCCTCGCTCCTTGGCTGCCCGCAGCGGTGCCTCCAACATCGGGTGAATCGGCACCCGTCGAGTCTTGGAGCCTTTGCCGGTAACGGTTAGCATCCGCTCACCGATATTGTCGGCGTGCAGCGTGGCGATTTCAGCGCGTCTCAGCCCCGCGTAGGCGGCCAGCAGGATCGCCAGACGGTCCCGCTCCCCGACCCGCTCTAGGGCCTCCAAAAGCGCGCCCTGGGGTGCTTCCTTGATGGTGCGAGGCGGCACCTTCACTGCCTTCGTCCGAGCGGACGGGTCGTCAGTCCGCAGACCCGACTCGACCGCCCATCGGTAATACGACCGCAGTGACGACCGTGCCGCCAACCGCGTCGCCGGTTTCCATCGTGGATTTTCTAGCCATGCCACGAGGTCCGCTGTTTCGGCGCTAACAACGTCCTCAACGTGACGGGCGAAATTGTTTAGGTGGTTGAGGCGCAGACTGAGAGTGCCAGGGCTGACACCTCCGGCGCGAAGCCAGGAGGCGTAGGCATCAAAATGCACCC